TTTGCAAGCAACGCAACAAAAGCGGACGTTATATCAAAGTTAATGCCGTTGGGTATTTATAGCATAAATCAGGCATGCGAAATAATGGAAATGCCGAAAATCGACGACGATTTCGCGGACAAACACTTGATGTCGTTAAATTATGTTGACATAAAACAAGCAAATAAATATCAAAAAGTGGACGACAACGAAAACGACACAAACAAAGGGAGTATAAACAAAAATGACAAATCAAAATCAGACGACAACGAATCCGACGACGGACAAGAAGCCGAATCAGAAGTTTAATAGAACGATTGAACTTCGCGAAGCGCAATTTTCCGAAAACGAAGAAAAACAAAAAGTTTTAGAGGGTTACGCGGTTGTTTTTGATAAACCCACCGTATTATACGAATACGAGGGTGTCGAATATAAAGAAATAATCGCAAAAGAAGCATTCGACAAAGCAGATTTGAAAGACGTTTGCTTGAAATACAATCATGGCGACAATTTCGGAATACTTGCAAGAACGCGCAACGGTAGTTTGCAAATAACGGTTGACGATTACGGCTTGAAATTCCGCGCAACATTATTGAATACGCCGTCAGCAAACGAAATTTACGAATGCGTTAAAAATGGTTTGATTGACAAATGTTCTTTTGCTTTTCGTTGTGAAGAAGACGCATACAATCAAGAAACACATACAAGAACAATATTAAAAATCAAGCGTGTATATGATTTAAGCGTGGTGGATATTCCCGCTTATGACGACACGAACGTTGAAGCCCGCAGTTATTTTGACGGACGCGCAAAAGAACAAGTTGCTTCGGAGAGAGCAAAACGAGTTAAACAGTTGATTTGTAGGACATATTTTTAATTTGGTAAAAAAGGAGTAAAACCATGAAGACACTTAAAGAAATTTTGGCAAGAAAAGCCGAATTGCGTTCTATGTTAGAAAGCAATCAAGATGTAAACATTGACGACGTCGAAAAAGAATTGCGCGAACTTGAAGACGCGCAAAAAGCAATCGAAAAACGTCAACAGTTGGCAAAACAAATCGGCGCGGGTCAAATCGTAACAAATGAATTTGAAAAACCGCAATCCGAAGAAAGAAATTACGGTGCAGATTCTCAAGAATACCGTTCAGCATTCTTCAAAACCCTTGCAGGTGTAGAACTTAACGACGTTGAAAAACGCGCCATGACAACAAATACAAATAGCGCGGGCGTTGCAGTTCCTACATTAACAATGAATAAAATTCTTGAAAAAATAGAAAATAATTCTATTGTTTATGGACTTGTAACCGTTTCACATTTACATGGTAACGTTTCAATACCTATTGAAAAAACAACAGGCGACGTTCAAAGAAAAGGCGAGGGCGAAGACGGAACAATCGTTGACGATACGCTTGAAGATTTGAAGTTGGGCGCAAAGAAATATATTAAACTTGTACGCTTAACTTGCGAACTTGAAGCAACCGCAATCGACGCATTGGAAGATTATATCGTTAGAAAATTGTCAAAGAAATTAGCGCAAGCAATCGACGAAGATATAATCAAAGGAAAAGGCGTTAAAGGCGCAAAAGGTATTTTGGAATCATTAACATTAAAACAAACAACAGGCACAGCATGGACGCTTAAAGATATTTTGAAAGTTGTTTCAAGCATTCCTGCGGTTGCAAGAAAACATGCAACAATGATGATGTCAACAAATACACTTTATAATGATATTTTGGCAATTACAGACGATAACGGACGTCCGATTTTCGACGTAACACAAAATAAAGTTTTAGGTCGTACCGTTGAAGAATGCGACGACGTACCTGACGGCGTAATTATATTCGGTGATTTTAGCGAATATATGTTTAATTGGTCAAAAGAATCTGAATTGACAAAATCAAAAGAAAGCGCGTTTGCTTCAGGTGATACAGTATTCAGAATCCTTGCACTTGCAGACGGCGGGCTTGCAGATTTAGGCGCAATCGTAGCGTTTGAATTAAAAAAATAGAAGTCCCCGCCGATAATGGAAATAACGGCGACGAATCAGGCGAAAACGGAAACGGAAACAACGGCAACGGCGAATCCGATTCCGTTTCACTTGAAGACTTGCAAGCGTTAGCGGATAAGTTGGGCGTAACTTATTCGGCGGACGGGGACGAAGCAGACACCGCAGAATCATTGACAACAAAAATTCTTGCGGTAACGCCGACAGATACACAATTAAATGCATGTACCGTTGACAATTTGAAAGTTCTTGCGGAACTTTTGGAACTTGAATACGAATACACAAATAAGCAAGATTTAATTGCGTTAATCAAAGCAAAATATCCGAATAAATAAAAGGGGGGTTTTTGGACCGGCCCGGGCCATCCCCGCCCCCCCCTTTTTAAGTTATCCGGATAAAAGATTTAAAACC